TGCTCGCAGCGAGGATGATCGAGGTTGTACTGCTACCCATGGACGACTATCCTGTGCGTTGATTCTCCATTGCCAGGATAACGCCGTGCCCGCCTCTGAGTTCACCTTCTTATTCCACGATTATGATAACCATTCAGTAACATCATGATTTTAATGGATTTGAATTAAGATCGGTTTTATTTGGTACTCAGTTTGGTACGCAACGCTATTTTTGCTCACTTGCTAAATCGTTGGCCTGCTCTCCTCATGCATATGCAGAACTTCAAAAGTTACGATGCCCACAACCACTACATCATCCAGCGCATCCCCTTCAATGGTTTCACCATCGCGACACACGATGTGACGATTGCTCATCCTTCCGATCTGAAACGTTCCCCATGCCTCAAAGTAAATAACATCGCCCTCTTTCGGCCTCACGGATTTATCGACCAGAACCATGCCATCCAGGGTAGGGATAAAAAGCGTCGCTGCAGGGCGCAGCACCATTAATGCGTTAAGGTCGAGCCGACTCTCGACGTAATCCTGCGCCGGTGAGGGAAAGCCCATTAGCGAACCCTTCCCATGTTGCGGATCATGAATGTGCGGCGCTCACCCTCTTCGGTTGAGATGTCCTTGAAGTCGCACTGCTGCTCCTCAATCCAGTGATTGGCCTGTTTTAGCGTCCAGATGTGATTATGCGCCGCAAGCTCTTCAAGGAACGCTGCTGTGGTTATAGTGCGCCGTCCTGCCGCATCAAGCGTGATGGCTGCGTTAAATGATGGATTGATATCGCTTTGGTGTGGCATGACAAACCCTCCGATTGATACTGTATATAAATACAGTAATATCGATCGGTAGGATCGATCAAGTCGATTGATGGGGGTTTTTGCGAAGGGATTGGCGCGGAAGGAAATTTAGATGGGCGGACAATGGCGCCCGGCTGGTGTCAGCGTTCAAGCAGATGCAGGGATGGGATCTTGATATGATTCTAGGGGGATTTCTTATGATTGATGATTCTGTATAGTAAGAGAAGTTTCATAATCGCATTTCTTAGAAAATTTAGGCTTTTGATTTATTTTATTGAGCGGATTGATAATTATGGAAAGATTGAAGGGGTTGGATGGGCTGAGGGGTTTTCTTGCTATATCAGTAGCGCTAACACATGCATATAGCCATTTCACTGGATGGGGTAACGGATTTAATATTTTCCGCTACTCCACTTTTGCCGTAGATGTTTTTTTTATCTTGTCTGGAATTGTTCTTTACTACAACTACAGAGATAAACTAGCGCTATCGTTTAATTCAATATTTAACTTTTTAAAGCACAGGATTTTCCGGCTCTATCCTCTTTATGTATTATCTCTAATTTTTGTACCTATTTCCTTATATATATCTAATGGTACTTTTTTTCCTGACTGGATTGGTGAGTACAGAATAAGATCTTTTGCTGGAGATCTAACATTGCTAAATAATCTTGGTGGTTTTAAGCCTTACCTTAATCAGCCTACATGGTCAATATCGTCAGAGCTATATATTGCCTCCTTGGTGGTCTTATTAAGTTGCTTAAACATCTCTTTTGCATTGTTTTTTGCTGTTCTTTCTGTAGTGGGATTCTACTATACTGGATTGAAAACAAGTGATGTTACTCAAAGTTATCATTTAATTTCTGGCGGCATGTTGCGCTGTATGTTTGGAGTTTCATTAGGAATTCTATCATTCAGGGCTGTAGAGTTACTTTCCCTAAAAGGGTTGCTTAATGATAAAATTTTAAATTTTATCTCCTTCATTAGTGTGTCAGCAATATTCTTGATAATGATTGGGGTTAAGATCTTCAGTTTTGAATACTTCATTGCCTGCGCAATAGTTTCAGTTGGAGTATGTTCTTTATCCAGAACAAATGGTGAGTTAATGGCATTCTTTGAAAGTGATTGGGTGAAAACTGCTGGCGAAAGGTCTTATTCAATATACATAATTCACACTCCATTGATTTACTTTATGCTTACATTTAAATCGAGCAATCAGAACTTAAACATAGCCATAGCAACCATATCAGTTGCCATGGTCTACTGGATTTCAAAATACACATATAAATTCATTGAGAAACCATTTATACGGTTCTCAAAGAAATCATTATAAATCAGTTTGGAATATCAGGCCATTTAATGTCGGGTGCTTCTTCGGTATTGATGGCTTGAACTTCCTGATAATACTTCATCCATGTTGTTAAAGATGCCTTGTCCGCATCACTGATTATTCCTAGCAAAAGTTGTGTTTGCCATGGTTGAGTGTAAGTGTTGGCCTGCATTAATAGCGCTTGCTTTTGCGCCTCAGCTTGCGCTGTTAACTCTTCTTGATTGTAAGTGGGTCCAGGAGGAGCAGCGAATTTACCCCCCTTGTACGTGCCACCTATCTGGCAAAGAGGGTCGTCACAGCTAACTACAGTAGTGCCATCTGGTGGCAGCCATTCATCCTCTCCATTCCAAAGGATCGTGTTAATTACATTTCCTTTTTTATCGATGATGGCATAAATGTTTTCGTTCATTATGCAAACTCCCAAGCAATGACTACACCAGGCGTGCCGTTACCGCCAGCAACTGCGCTTGCTGAAGGTGACTGCATGCCACCTGCACCTCCTGCGCCAAAGCCAGAAGTGTCTGCATCCTGCCCCTTACCTCCAACGGTAGTCCCGTATCCGGGAGTGCCAAGCATTGAAGCCCCTCCACTACCACCTACAGCCCCGCTAACTGATGCTGGAGAGCATATTGTTCCACGTTGCCCTCCAGATGAAGGAAGTACAACAGATCCAGCCGGGAAAGTTATTGTCCCAACAAAGCTTCCGAAACCACCACCGACGAATCCTGTTGTGACCGCGCCGCCCCCAGCCGCCCCAACGCCTCCACGGGCAACGATAATGGATCCAACCGTAGTATTTCCTCCATTTGTGCCCGCATTATTCCCAGCCGCCGCTCCAACGCCAGCAGACCCGATCGTGATGCTATATGATGTTAGAGCTGCAAGAAGAGGCGTCCTGATAAAGTCCCCCGCCCAGCCACCACACGCAACTGAGGTTTGCCCTGCTGCTGTTGCGGCTCCGCCACCGCCGCCACCGCCACCACCAACCGCCTCAAATACAATATTTTTGGTGCCTGCGGTTGGCGTATAGATACCTGAAGCAGTTATCGTACGGACTTTCAACAGTCGCCCAGTAGTCAATGCAGTAATGGCTGCCTTAAGGTTTGCAAGAATCACTGATGTATTACCATTATCCAGCACATCAACAGCAGCAGAATCTGAAATGAATTGCGCCAATACTGAGCCCATAACCGTACCCTGCCGGAGAGCCTTATTGATCTGAGCTGATGATGCTTTACCACTTTGAAATCCAGTCAAAAGTGCAACCAAGGCCTCATAATCTGCCTGTGCTGTTACATTAGCCCCAGCACCTACGCTGAAAGGTTTAAAATTGTTTATTGCCATTAGAGTGCTTTCTCCCATGCGCCATCATCAAATCCGGCGATATATTCGTTGTCCATGTCGAAGCCAAAAAAACGGTTCCCGACTGATGGGGTTTCTATCGAAGGTGTTTGAATGTCACCGGCCCAAACGCCAGCAGCTTTTACGGTTAGATATCCCTGGCGAATCGCAGCCAGAAGTTCGAGCGAAACTTGGCTGATATCCACTTCCGGGAAAACCCAGACAGAAATGGTCATGTCCTGGTTATCAACGATCTGCATTTTCAGGCCAGAACCGTCCAGCGCCGTTTCGAGAATTGGCGGTAACGTATCGTTTTGCCCGTTCCAGTTATTTATCGCTACCTTCGCCTTCAGGACAATGCGATAGGTGTCGTCACTCAGGGTTGTGTAACCTGCATCCGGGTCATATGGCCCTTGCCATACACCCTGGTCCCAACCCAATCCATCCGTATCAAAAGAGAAATACACCCCCGCAATCGGCTGACTGACAATGCGAGTCCGTCCAATCCATTCTCCCAGCACATCCAATTGAACACCCACCGCGCTGTCGATATCGAAAGCAGATATCAGACTTTGCAGAGATGTTGAAGAATCAATAAGCGGGCGAGTGGAAAGGTCAACATGAGCTACAAATTTAGGCTTACCAGCGTGGTAGTTCGTTATCAGGTCGGTATACTTGCTCATGATGTCACCGTGAGCGCGATATTGGCTGGAGAGCAAGACGCCGACTCATTGAACGCTATATCTACGTTAGCCGGCGCCACCGCACCTGCGCTTTTGCCAATTTGAAGTGAAGAAATGTCGTAATATTTCGCATTGCCTCCGCTGACAACGCCGAGGTTGGCCGGTGAGTAAACGCGACTCAGCAGCACATCATCACCAATCAGAAGGCTGTTAATGTAGTCGGCGATCGCCTGCTTAATCTGCTCGCCAATCTGAGTCGTGTAGCCAGTGAAAACCTTAAGCGAAAGCGCGATGTAAATCGGCACATCGGTAGAGCGGTAGAAATTAATTGGATGAGGATTTCCATATTTATCCGGCACTGTGACAGTAGTGGTGCCATAGGTGCCGACTCCCTGCCCTTTCTTTCCTCGAATAGTCTGGCCAATGACGGTCGCATCACCACCATCGACGATCGCAGAAATTGAGTGTGCCGGCAGACCATTTGAATCAATTGCGCCGGTGTCATTTTCATAGAGCTTGTGTCGCTTCACGCCATCAATGTTTGCCAGCGCGCCATCCACTGCATCGAACGGTGTCAGAGATGGCAGCGACACGCTCTGTCCCTGACGGATGCGCAAATCTGAATCCTTTTCGACAGCGGTACCAACAGTTGCTGCACTGGCGTTCGTGACCGATGTCCATCCCCGCGTTGGCGTGTTGATTTGGCTCACTGAGCCAATCACTGCCGCTACAGCGCCGGATGAGGCGCATGTGGCCGTAGCAATGACCGATCCACCAGTGCCAATGGTGACGCTCGCAGGCAGGTTCCAGATGATGCCGTTGGCGTCTTTAACTGAGCCATTGGTGATCGTGGTTCCTGCGGTACCGGTCAGCGTCACGTCAACCGTTGAATTGGTCGCGGACTTACGCGAGATGCCGTTAATTTTGACGTTGCGCGTCAGGGCATCAGCCATACCGGTTGAGGGTGAAAATGAGTTATAGACCTGAATCGCAGTGTTATTGGCATCGTGGATAGCCAGCGCAACCAGTGCCACCATCTGGCCGTCCTTGCTGTCCGGATCGAGGTAGGCATCGGTGCCATAAATCTGCTGAAAATAACTGGTAATGGATGTGAGTATCGTCTGGTAATCAGGCGCACTAATCCCTGAGGCGGTCACCGTAGCGGAGAGCCCCAGCGTGTCGAGATCAAGAGCCATTATGCCTCGCTTGTGACGGTGGTCGTCCCGTAGATAGTGTCGATCGTCGCGGTGAAGGTTACGCGGCGCGTCGTGGTGTTCACGTCAGTGTTGAATGACTGAATGGAGTTAACGCCCTGTGTTTCGAGGATGCGCTGGCGAATGGCAAGGTTATAGGTTTCAGGCTTCTGCTTGCCCAGTACCGACTGAATCCATGGCGTCCCGGCAGTTGTATCGAGGAACCATTGACCGTACCAGAGTAGAAACCGTGTTTTCACTGCCTGCGCTACAGCTTCAGCAGAGTTAATCAGCCAGGTGTCATCGCCTTGCCCGAAGGTGTAATCACCATCGTCATCTTCGCGTCTGTATCGCATTAGCTCACCTTGCCAGATTTGGATGTGCCAGTCTGAACGCTGTCATGCGTATGCTGGTCGCTGATGTCTTTGCCGTTGGATGTAAGCGTGCCGATGAACTGGATTGCGCCGGTGATTTTGGCGGCTGTGCCAGACGCCAGGCTACCCACCATGCCGCCCAACCAAGTAAGCAGGCCATTCACCTTAACAGCGTTGCTGAACTCGGAAAGCGGCGCTTTCACGTCGAAGCCGCCCGGGGCCATGATGTTGACTGCATGGCTGTTCGGGTTGAGTTCAATGTAAGCAAAACCGTCATCTGTACGCATCTGCAGTGTGGTCGTACTGATGTTGCTTAAAACGTTTGGCTGCGACATCGGGCCAACGAAAGCGAACGCATCAGACAAATCATGCTGGCGCGGGTCGACCGGTTCCTGAACTCCGCCACTTTGCCACCAGAAATCGATGCAGCGATCGGAAAACACTACCAAGCATTCATCACCTGCCTTAACCGGGAACGTGATTGAGCAGCCACCACCCCGCGGGAATACTACCGGCACATCTACCAGCAGCGGCATTGGAGCAGATGTATAGTTGCCGAGTTCATCAGCCGTCTGGCCTTTCAGCGCGGGTTGGACAGTGCAGGTATTAGCGATTGGGTCGTAGGATTCGATGATGCCTGGCAGAGAGACGCGCAGCATCGAGAAGATAGTGTCAGACAGCACCTTCATGGCCTGCTGCTCACCGCCTGCTAGCGATTGTGGTGATACCGACATGTTTTCTCCAGGCAATAAAAAACCCGCCGAAGCGGGTTAATTTTAAAAAGATGGGCAATTAATTTATTTTCACACAATCGAATGAGCCAAATACACGCGGCTGATCCATATTGCTGCGAATCGCCTCAACATTGAGGATGGCTTTCCCGTTGCGCTTGACGTAGTCCATACCGAACCATCCGGGCGCATCTGCGCGCTGAACCATCCATTGCATTTTGACGTTTTCATAATCGCCATCTGCTTTCAGGAAGGTAAATTTCTGACTGTCTGGCTTTGCACCATTGATGCGAGCCCAGCCGTCATTGGCGTCACTTGTTCCAAGTTTAAATGGGCCACATTGTGAATCAGCTATAGCTGTGCCAGAGATAATCAAAGCAAGTGTTAGAAACCAGCGCATTAATATGTCCTATTCAACGATGAATTCGTTTGAAGGTCAGCAGAACCGCGCGCTATGCACATCAGATCCATATACCACGGCTGCCCCCTGGTATCACCAGTATAATCGATAGCCGATACGATATACACGCCGTCCGCCGCAATACTTGCGGGCTGTTGCAGTGTTCCGTTCACCGTCAGGTTGCCATTCGTGTTGGTTTCGCTGGCTCTGTTGGGCAGCGCTTTTATTTCGTCGGCTGACAGGCTGGCGCGGTACACCGACGCCTGGTCTATCTGCACCAGCCCTTTCAAACGAATGTTTGGGTTTATCAGGCAACGGACGTTCACGCCGCCGCCCATCGTCTGCTGAGGCATACCGATGAGTCCGGTGTCGCTGTTCAACACGATGGCGTTCTGCACATACTTATCTGTCGGCACCATCTGCGCCTGACCATCCACCAGCTGCCAGGTTGCGCCACACTGCGCGGCCACGTTGTCCATGATATCGCGCGATGACTGGTAAATAACGCGCCCACGCGGGAAAACGGTAGCGGGCATTTCTCCGGTGACGCCCTGCGTCACGCCGTACGGGTTGAAGCTGTCCATCGCTGCCGCGTGAACATCAGCCACCGTGTAACCCGCTGCGAGTGTTTTTGTCACGCTTGCATTCATGAATGCCTGATGCCCATCAACGGCCTGAATCAGCACCCATGTATCGGTGGGATTATCGCGTCCGGTAACGGTGAAGCGGATATCGCCGCTAAAAATCTCGCCAAAGTTGGTGCCGTTTGACTGTCCAACCTGCGACGGGTCAATCAATTGCGCACGGTTAACCTGGCTGCTGTCGATCGCAGCCGGCATACCGTCGTAACCCGCGATGATTTTGATCTTCGCGAACTCCTGACCGAGAATGCGCGAGGCGGTATCTTTCGACAGATTGTAGATCCTCACCATTGCTACACGCGGCCAGCGCGTATCTGTCCAGCTAATGTTAAAAAGTACTTTGAAATCGCTGAGGCTGATTCCCTGCCCATTCTCAGTAATGATCTGCAGCTCGAAATGACGCATCCAGTTCTGTGACATGCTTACTCCGTTACTGCCAACAGGTGGCTATTGATGCCCAAATCCGTTTTGGTTGGGTAGTCCTGCGCCGGATCGTCGCAAACAACTGCCAGGCCAAACCCCAGATTTAAATAAGAGAATGGAGCAAGCAGATTAGCGCCCGTGACCAGAGGAATCCCCGTCACAATGTCCGCGCCGCTGCTGTCCTGCAAGTCGATAATCCAGCCAGCATCGTCGCGCCACAGCGCAAGGATCGAATAATTGACGCCGTTTATAGCGGTGGTGAATTGCTGATTATCCGGCGACAGCGGAATCTCGTTGGCCTGCATTACGCCCCCTCAGAACAGACTGGTGATTTTCGTTAAAATTGATTCGTTTTGCGGTACCGTCGACTTCACGCCAGAGTTCTGAACCGCTGACGTGCTGACGCCCTGACTCATATCAGCCTTATCTGCAACAGTGATGCTCTGCGTCGAGGTGATGAGCACTTCCTTTAGCGTCAGCGTGGCCGCCAGCACGTTCTCGGTGGTTTTGTCGGTGGTGACGTCCAGCACGCGGATCAGCATGTTGTTGTAGAGGCGCTTGCCTGTTGTGACATCGAACGGCACGCGGCTGCGCTGCAGGGTCAGCAGCTCCTGGTATACCTCTTTCGGACTCAGCCCGAGGCTTAAGCCGATTGCAGAAGTGTTCAGCAAATCCAGCAGCGAGCCACCGCCGGAGAAACCTACCTCCATAATTAGTTCTGACGGACGCCGGAAGGCGTGATCCGCCACCGGTGCTTTGTCCTCCACCGGATGTTCGGTGATTTCCAGCGTGTCGCTATGCTTCTCGGTTATCACCACATCCGGCACAATCATGCCGATTTTTCGGCTTTGCAGAGAGAACAGCGTTGAAAGGATGTCCATTAGCGAGGCCCTGTAGACATTGACTGGCTAAAGCGTGAATTAACCGAGGTCTGCTGGTCAGCGACTGCCTTGCCAGCTTGTCCCGGATCGCTTACGCCGTGGATGTGAATATTGGTCTCCTGGCTAATCTGCGCCCCGCCTGCGGAAGATGGCATATTGCTAAGCACCCGTGGAATGTAGTTGCGCGTTTCCTCAGGCATCAGCCCCATGCCATGCTTCTGCACGTTGCCGATCCCCCAGTTGTACGAGGCAAGGGCTTTCTCCAGATCGCCGCCATTAGCCTTCATCAATTGGCTTAGGTATTTCGCTGCAGCGCCAGCTGATTTAACCGGGTCGAAAGAATCGTTACCGCGCAGCCCCAAATCTTTCGCCGTTCCTGGCATCAGCTGGAACAGCCCCTGCGCGCCAGCGCCAGACATTGCGTTTGGGTCTCCGGATGATTCGGCGATCGCCACGCTGCGAAGCAACCCAGTCGGCAGCCGGTAGAGCTGCTCGAGGTTGTTCAGCGTCGGGCCAAGCCACCCGAGCAGCGCGGCGCCGTTTTTTGTTGGCTCAGGACGTTTGAACAGCTTGTTGCGCGTCCATTCACCTATGCTTCGTGGATCGAAACCGGTCTTCGATTTAATCCAGTCGGCCGCGCCGTTGGCGCTATCAGAGACCTGCGGAAGCGCATCGGTATTACTGTTCTGCTGGAGCAACTCACGGCCAACCGCATAAGCATCGCTCCATCTACCATCCTTAATGGCGTTCATGAGCCGTGCGATGCCGTCCAGCATGCGAGCCAGGCTTCCAAGGTTCTGCGTCAGGTTGCTCAGGTCCCACTTGGCTGTCCACGTCTTCGGGTCAATATCGAATAAGGCAAGAACGCGGTTTTTCAGATCATCAATCGCCTTTATGGCGTTGGTGATTTCCGGCTCCCACTTCTTCCAATCGATAAGTGATTTTCCACCCTCTTTCCACGTCTTGTAGTCGTCATAGAGCGCAAGAATGGCAAGGCCGAGCGCGGTTATGATTCCGATAGGCGATGTCAGGAAGGCGCTATTCAGTAACTTCCAGGCGAGAATCAGCGCGCCAAATATCTCAATCAGCCGCTGCGTTGACTTATCCAGCGATGACCACCACGACATGATATCCGCACCCGCCTGAATCAGGCGGTAAACAACGCGCCCAATCACCTCGGCAAGCCACAGGAGACCTTTAACTCCGCTGGTGATTACCCCTTCAATTTTGGGGAAGTTATCGACTATCTGTTTACGCAGCGTGTCGATTGAACCGGACAGGCCTTCAGCCAGATTCGAGCCGATTTTATCCCGCGCCATGCCAGCCATCTGTCCAAAGGAGCGAAGCGAGGTCATGAATTTGTTCGAGCTGACAGCAGCCTGATCGGCGTTCAGACCAATAGCCTTCGCCATCTGCGAATACTGAGCGCTGAACTGTCCTACACCGCGGCGCATAGCCATCAGCGTATTTTCATCAATGCCCAGCATCTGCGCGTACTGGTTGGCGCGGTAATACGGCATGCTACTAAGGCGCTGGCCAACGCCGGTAAATACCGACGCCATATCGCGCATGTTGCCCTTAGCGTCGCGCGTCTGTACGCCAAGACGGTTAAGGAATCCTTCCGCGCCGGGACTGTTGCGGACGAACCTTGCCAGATTTTCCAACGACGAGCGCGCACCATCGACGGTGCCGCCCATTTGCGAAACGGCGTAACCAATTTGCTGGATGCCCGCCACGGTCGCGCCGGTGCGCTGAGACACCCAATACAGGTTATCGAGCCCGCTGGCTATTTTCGCCGTGTAGGCCACCACTGAAAGCGCGGCAGCCTCGACGGCTACACCCATTTTCACAACCTGAGCGGTGGTGCCAGCAACCACAGATTCGAACTTACGCGAGCCTGCTTCATCAACCTGAAAGCCGAGGCTTACCAGAAAATCCTTGATAGTCTCAGCGTTCATTGGCGTCTCTCCAGCGCGCTATGCGGTTGTTGTTATCTTCTTTGAGGTCCAGCCAGTCGTTCATTCTGGCAACATCGGCGAGATCAACCGAGCCATCTTTCAGCGCTGTATAGCTGATGTACCCGGCATCTACCGGGCGCATCAGGTAATCTTCGCCGTCAGGGAGTGAATCGAGGATCAGGCCGCTGGCGGGGGCTGCGTCTCGCTGGCGGGGGCTACGGGCAAAAAATTTCCCAGACTATCACCTACCACGCGGCCAACCATCTGCAGCATGCTCATCAGGTCGATGTCATCAAACATCAGTTCGCCGCTGTTCATTACGGGCGCCCAAACCTTACCGTTTTGGCGCGCCACAACCGACAGGCACGGGTAGATGATCGCGTTGGTATCTTCCTCGGTCATGTCCGCCAGCTTTTCAGCAATTTTTGGCAGCGCCTTTTCCATCACGCCATAAACCGCTTCAGAATTGGTGCCGCCATCGGCCTTTGGCGCAACTGCGGATTTGATGCTCTGAATATCAGGCATGATGCCGGCGAGAACCGGCAACAATTTACGGGTGACTTTCAGCTGATCGAAAACGCTGAGTTTGCTGGTGCGATACTTCTCACCTTTAATTTCGAACTCCATAAATTAAAATTCCCCCAGCAGTTGGTCGATCTTGCCGCAGTCAAACACCCACGCTTGCGTATTGCCCACTTTTGCGTTGGCGTTATCAGGCAGTTTCTGGAAAGCTACAGAACGAGCGGTGCTCATGTCGCCCGATGCTTTGTTTCGAACAACAATTACGTTGTTCCCCCAGGTTGCTGATGACTGGCTTTGTGCGTTGTACATCAGTGATAATTTTTTATTTACCGGTGAGGTTTTCAGCAGATTCACCGTGATGGTGCCACTTTTATCAGCGTGAAGGCTGTGCATAGGTTCGCCATCAGCTCCGATAGTCATGGTGTTTTTTGCACCAGACATCGCAATCACGATCCCTTCTTCGGAATTAGCTGAACCGTAACCGAGATCGATAACGCCTGTCGGACCAGATAGAGAGGCCGACACGTCCATAAATGAATAAGTAGACATTCAGAGCTCCTTAGCGAACGACCGTGATTGCCACAGAACCGTAATGAACGGCACCAGCCAACTTGCCAGCGACCTGAATCGCCACACCTTTACGCGCTTCGCGCTCGGTTTGCAGTTGGTTATCGACAGTATCAGCCCAGGTGTAATAGCCCTTTGTCAGCGTGTCACCCGTGCTTAACTGGCCAAACGGTCCGCCCGTCCACTTGCCCGGCGCAAACAGGCCATTCTGGGCGGCTTTGTCCAGCACCAGTTCAATGTTGGCAATACGCGTGGTGGTACCAGCATCCGTTTGCGGGATTTTGGTGGTACTGGTGTAGAGCGTGTTGAAATCCGCTGTTTGGACCGCGTTCTGCAACCAATCGAGGCCGTGACGTTCATCGAAGAAGTCGCCATTGCTCATCACGCCCTGTTCGAGAATTGCCGTATCGTTTTCGTAATAAACGTAAACGTTGGCGTTTTTACCTTCCAGAGCATCGGCCTGTGAGGTGCTGAGCGTTTCATAAGTGACACCAGGCTCCACTTTAAACTTCAGCGTGATCATGGTGTTGCTGCCAGTGAAATCGATAGTGAATGCGCGGCCAAACGCTGACAGCGCGGCGTAGCGGCTGCTGGTCGAATACTGCACGAAGGTGCGACTGTATTTGGCGGCTTTCAGCTTCGATGACAGGTCAGTTGTGGTCGCGGCCACCAGTGTTTCCGGTTCATCAGTAGTGATACCAAAGATGCGCGACACCGTGGAGGCTTCGATTGCAGCAGCGACTCCGATCAGTTCTGCGTCCGTTGGATAATCTGCCTCTTCAACTGCCAGATGGAGTCCATACCAGCTGTTGAAATCCATGATGGAATTAACAGCCTGCTGAAGAGTTTCAGTACTACCACTCTCTGCGCTGGTAAGCGTTTTGGCCCAGCGTCCCACATATAGCAGCGTCGGCTGTGGTGATTGCGAGAACCAAATCAGTGCTGCCTGATACTCTTCGCTGTCGACACCAAAATCATCACCGATATCATCAGGGCTGGAGTACGCGCGCAGACGCTCGGTGATCGGGATAACTGTGGAAACGCCCATAATCAGCATTGAGCCAAAATTACGGCCTTGTGCTGCACGAGCAGAGAGCGTCACCGTCACGTTGGATACGCGACTTAATGGCAAGCCTTTCGCCATGATTTATTCTCCGGTTGAGATTGTGACGTTGCCGTCAACGATAGATTTGATGCCGTACTCGCGAACCACTTTGCGGCGCAGGCGGACAGTGACGTCATAGCGACGCACCCACTGGTTGTTGATCAGTTCGGGGAAAGACGTCAGGGGGCTGGCGTCGAAAAAAGACAACTGGTAGCGATTCAGCTCTACGTTGTTCTGTGGAATCTGCATCCCGTCGCGAAAAAGCGAAGCAATTTCCTGACTGGAAGGCCCGTAAAACGAAGCCAGGCACTCAACCACTTCATGGAGCCACATCTGCGCATCGTCTTCAGATTGCACGAATGCCGGTGAAGTATCCGAAGTAAAGCCAACGATACCGAAACCACACCAGTTAACGTTTTGCGCTGGCATCGCTGCCTGAACTGGCGTCCAGCGCGGGCGAACCATCCCATCAGGCAGACCAGACAGCGCTTTAACCCAGCGGCTTAACTCGCGTTCAAGCGGTTCATCGTAAGCCTGCGGCGCGCTAAGCGGTGTAAGATAGCCTGGCTGCGTGCTGTCATTGCTCATTGGCTCCCCCGTCGAATGGCTGCAACTCGCAATGCGCCTGCACGAATCCGGCGCCATAACGCGTGTAAGGATCAACAAACGTCACGCGGTAATCTGCGCCAGCGTATTCGACGACATCCGCATCCAGTTCAGTTTTACCGCTGATCAGCCGGGTTTGTGTAATCACCAGAATTGCGCCGGCTATTACCTGCCCCGCCTCCATGCGCCTGGCTTCGAGTGAGCGGTCAACAGTAACCACGCCGCCAAACTGCTGGCGAGTCGCAACGTTTGATGCAATACCATCAGCGTCTACGCTTTGCACGTTTCGGCGGTACCAGAGGTTGGTATCCAGAAATTCCGGCGACAGAAGCACGTCACTAACATCAAGAGTCGGCATTTTTATCCCTCACGACATAGGTAATTGCGCGCCGATACTGCCCCGTGTCGATCAACGGCTTATCACCGGTTCGACCGCGTGCAAGACGGGCATTGATGGTTCTGTCAGCCAGCGGCGTAAACCCGGTTATGGTCATGTAACGCTTCACACCATTCGCAGCCAGCGCACCGGCACGGTTAAGTTCCATCTCGGCCGCCGCGGTATTACCGCTCATTGCCGCCTGCGCAGCAGCGCGCAAGTGTGGAAGCGTCTGTTCATCAACCGAACGTACGCCGGGAACAAGATGCGGACGCGCCGGGATGTTCTGCGCGGGCGAGCCGTTTTCGTTGATGTAGCCGATACCGGCGTTACCGAATGGCACATCATCGCGCTCGCTCTTCTCCTCGGGGATCCCCACCAGCACATCCTTACTCGCGATGGATTTTAAAGACGCCAGAACAGCAGCAGCGTTATCGCTACGAATGGTGAGACCGGAATTCACAACTGACGTCCTCCAGCACCGAACATCATGATCAGCTGCCAGAACTCGGCGCCGTAGCGCGTGTTGTTCCAGAAACCGGCATCCGGATTTAGCGTTGATCCGGTGTCGTAGCTAACGCTGACCTTGTCCACCGACTTTGACGCCTGCACGCCGTTGGTTGAACCACCAGCGCCACCGACCAGCGCCGCGTTACTGTCAGCCAGCCACAGCGCCATGTAATGCGCCACGAACAGCTCAACGAAGTAAGGGAAAATCTTTTTACCGGTGACTTTTTCGCTCAGCAGAATGTCCGCCAGATTCAGGCGGAATTCGATCTGAGCATCAGGGAATTTGGCGGTATCAGCAAATTGAGGGAAGGCGGTGCGAAAATCATCTACGGTTGGAAGCGAATCATTTTTTGGCATCGGCTCCAGCTCCAGCGGCTTTCAGCGTTTCCAGCTCTGCTGTTAACACTTCGAGTGCTTTATCTTTGGCCGCAATTGCATCGGCCTGATCACCGTTCAGTTTGATTTGCTGATCAAGCTGAGTTTTCAGGCTGTCGATCTGCGCCAGCAGCTCATCATCGCTGCCGCTGGTCGTTTCTGCGCCTGTCTGGTCCGAATGAGCCACCACAAACCAGTGTTCAGCCACATCCTTATCGACGCTGTGACGCCCTTTCAAAAAGCCGATTTCACCTTTAGCAGTGTTCAGCGTGAAAGGGGTATGTACCAAAATCTCTACCTGATTTTTTTTAGCCATGGCAGGCTCCTGTTAAGCCCCTTCCGGGGCTTCAAAAGTGGATCAGATGCCGTCCATGTAGGCCAGCGTTTTACGGTATACCGGTTCAACTGCACCGAGTTTCCCGTAATACGTGGTCAGCTGGTACAGACCGCGATACTGCACAGGGATGCTGCGCAGAGGCACCATCGGGAAGCGCACGTATTTCTTATCGTTGGTGTAAGCCACCATGCGATCAGTACCGCCAACGCCACGACCTTTCAGCCATTTCACCGCGCGAATGTTCAGCGGCACACCGTTCTGGTGATAAGCGATGGTGTTGGTCGACAGGTAAGTCAGCAATGACTGATTACCCGCAGAAGAAACGAGGATGGTAGACAGATACGCATACTGCTCTGGCGGCAGCAGTAAATCAGTCGGGACAACAGAATACGCAGAAGCCTTCCACGCGTTGGTAAGCAAAGTGTTGATGGAATCGCGGATTTTGTCTGGCGTAGAAGTCGAGGCATTCCAAGGCTCAACAGCATTGGTAACGGTGACACCGCTGAGGTTTGCCAAGCCTTTGATGTTCAGGCTTTCATCACCGATGTAAACCTGTTCATCAGCGTCCATGTTCCACTTTAACTGCATGCCGTCATACTTCTGCGTATCGATTGGACGGCCCACCTGCTGTGCTGCTGCGAGTTCGATGACAGTCCAGCCGAGTTCCATCCCCCACAGAGAAAGCGGATTGCCTTCTTTGTTGATGTCGACGTTTACGCCAGCGATAGCTGTTGAATCTTTGCCAACCCAGTTTTTACCGTTCGGGTTAGCACCAGTGCCGGCAGCGCCGAAACTGGTGTTGGTCCAGCTTGAGATATCGTCAGCAATCGACACATCTTCACGCAACTGGATATCACGGGTCCAGGTGTAGCCAACCAGCGGTAAGTTCAGCGTCTGATCCAGACGCTCAAGCTCACCTACCAGAAAGGCACCAGAACCATCAATGGTCTGTTGGTCAAAAGTCTGCATTTTCGATCCTTAAATCTTGTAGGAAATTTCAGCGTTGCCGTCGGCATCGCCCGCACCGGTGAACTGCGCATTTGGCAGTGCGACCGTTTTGCCGTTCACTGAGGTAGCCATGAAGCCACCCAATGGCACGTCGATTGAAGAATCGAGACTCACCACCACGTAAACAGGCGCGCCTTTGGTGATCGCTGTGGCGTCCGCACCGACATAAACAGTCATGTAGCCGCGCTTCAGAGCATCACCGGGGAAGTTTTTGTCAGCACCAACCTGGCGAACCAGATCCGGCGTAGACGTGGTTGGGTACGGGCGAACATAAATGCCCTGAACCACAGCAGCGGTATCACCATCTGCCAGCGGCACAAACAGACCGTCGACAAACTTGCCAGCCAGGCCGTAAGCGCTGAAAGGGTTAGCAGAGTTCAGAATCACTGGCTCTACAGTTAGATCCTGAGGACGTGAGATTGCACCGGCAATGCCAACAGGCATCCGGTACAGGTATGAAGTATCCATTTAGGTTCCTTAGCGCTTAGGAGAGGACCAGAATTCCTGGTTGATTTTGTTCAGCTCAGCAGGCGTTGAAGCTGTCTGCTGGCGTGCGTGATCGGTAGTGCGGGTCGTCTGAGTGTTACGGCCTTTAGCCAACTCAGACACAGCGGTAAAAGCCATTTCAACGCTGGTTTTAGGCAGCGTTTTAATTGCGGAATCACCCACAATCTGGCGCACTAAAGCCTGATCAGCAGAAGCAAGAACGTGGCGTTTGAACGCGGTTGGCTTCATTTTCTGTTTCAGGTCGATTCCCGGCATGATGAGCTCGGCGCGATAAGCGGAATCACCGGTTGCGGTGGTTTCCTCTTCGTCGTCTTCATCCGAATCACCCGTTTTATCTTTGCCGTCCGGGTTGTCGCTGTCGGTAGTTTTACCCTCAAGCTTATCCAGCCGAGCGATGAGCGCAGCCGCCCATGCAGGCACCTGTTCATCTTCATCGCCAGTTTTTAGACCGCCCAGTTCAGGATCTTTATCCGGCAATGGTTTTTGAGGGCTGGTGAAGATGTTGAGGTTTACACCCTGAGGCAAATCGCCGCCGCCCTCATCGCCGGTTTGGGATGATTCGAGCAATTCGTTCATGGTGTCCGCATCACCTGTCTTCCACGCGCGTTTGATGCGGGTCAGCAGGTTATTTTTAGTAGTTGCCATCGTGTTTCTGTCTCCAATTGCGCAACGTGATCCGGCCCTGCCATTTGGGACGAGAGCCACATGGTTTCCGGTAATCTGGTACTGCTTTGCTTTGCCGATGGCGGTTTGCTCATACTCGGCGTCGTAACCGCACGAAACCTCGCGCAGTCCGTTTTCGATATATTCGATGGCCTCATCGTCTTTGATGATCAGGTCAGCAATCATCAGGTCGGATTGCTGGCCGGTACCGCGCCGAACGTTCTGAACGTGGCCTACAGCCAACTCGCGCCAGTTCGCCGGATCGACAAACATGATGTTGCCCGCATCATCCTCCGGGTGAAGGATGGTCACGGTCATGCCCTCGAACGATGCGAGTGTTTCGGCGCTGAACACCTCATCTGCGGTGCGCTCAACAACAATTTCGCCGTCCGCATCAGGCTTAATCTTTGGCAGGTCAAGCGCGCTATACAGCTGCGAACCGATGCGGGCAATCGGCACGTCTTTGCATAGCAGCGAGCCATCGCCGAGCCGGTACCGCGTTTCGCCCAGCCGGGTGTTAAATAGGTATTTCATCGATTACCTGCAGGCGTAAAAAAGGCTGTCTATGCAGCCCGTTTAATTTTGAATGCAACCCTGACTGGCTTGCCATCCACGGTAATGACGCGGCGCACGCGGTCGCCAGTTGGCAGCCGCACAACGTTGGCGTGAGGTATCACCACCTCGCAATAGCAGCGGCAATTTGGCAGCGCGCCAGCGTGGCCGGTCATGCCATCCAGCGTTGGCGGCTTATCCCAGCTGACGAACTTGCCCTCCATCTCTGCATGCGAGTGGCGAACGTCGCTATCCTCGGCGGTGCGCCAGATATAGCCGGTTGAGCCAAGCGCCAGAGAGCGCGCCTGAGTCAGCGCTGTAGATGCGCGGCCTATCTCAGTGCGCGCTATAAGCCGCGCGCGCGAAGCAGCAACATCACCTGATGCTGCTATCTCTTTAGCGAACGGTTCAGCGCGTCCACCAGCGACGACTGCCTCAATGGCTTTGTTCTGGATATCGTAGATACGATCGGCGGCTTCCAGCGGAAGCGATTTGATGTACTTCACCTGTTCGGCGACGATGCTCTGCATCACCTGGCCTACCGGCGTGTTCTGCACGATATGGCGCAGCTCGGCGCTGATGTACTGGCTGTGTTGCCGCCACTCCTTATCGTTCTGGCGCGCCACCTCGAGCGCGAAATCGGTCGCTACGCGGTGAGCCCAACCATCAATGATGTCGCTGTATTTTTCCAGCGCATCGAGGATTTCAAGAACGCTATCGTTTGAGCCATCGTAGCGACCATCGACGATGTCCCCCACGGCTCGCGCTATCTTGCGTAGGCTCGTTTGATACCGTGTCTCCGCTTGCTTCGACCGGTTTCGGGTTGTCAATCTCTCCGATGCCTGGCGGGTCTTCTTCGTCGGCATCGTTGATATCCTCATCAGTTATTGATGCCCCGATGCCGGTGACGTCGGAGGCTTCGCGGAGGTCGGTCATTGCCGCTTTACGCGTCATCAGGCCGGACTGGTAAGCGGTATCGATCGCCGTGACGGTGTTCACAGCCACCGTTGAGCGGTCAACATCAGACATCTGCCACAGCGGGTTGAACTCGAACGTGAAATCGTCCGGCAGCGGCTTACCCAGCTCGGAACGGTACATCACGTCGAACAACTTGCGCAGCGGCTGGCGCAGGCGTCGTTCCTGCTGTGTGCCGATGTTGTCGTAATAGTTGGCCAGGTCGGCGTCACCGGTAGAAAAGCCTTTCGGCGACTGCCCGAACAGGCGAACCAGCGGGATCTGCGTTGCGCCGCTGATTTGCTCAGCGAACTGGCTGATCACGTCATCAAGACCGGAGAATGAATACTGATGCGCTTCGAAGGTATCTTCCGCATCCATCAGCGTCAGGCCTTCGTTGCTCTGGTAAACGCGGATCATATCCATCTGCTTAAGCAGCGCCTCATACGCCGGCCCGCCCATAGCGATCAGCTCACGGAATTTCTTAATTTTGTAGGTGCGCAAGTGCGCTTTGTACACCAGCTGCGCCGCGCCCATGGTGGCGCTATCGAACGCAGTGAGGCGGTCCCAGATGCGTTCTATTACCGACATGCCCCATTCGTTTTCTGTCTGCGCCTGCTGATAAGGCAGCGTGACGCCATCGAAGCGGATCAGGCGGCTGTGGTGAATGCTCCAGGCGGGAATGCCCGTGGCAGTGGTCACCACGTCATAACGTTCCGGCTTGCCGAGATGCGGCCCCATCTCCTTGATGCGGCGCTGCAGGTTAGGGTTAATCATCCAGCGGTCGAGAGGGAGAATGCCCTTAAACTTGCCTTCGCCGATCGTCTCGAGTCGCAGCGGCGTGAATGGTGCCTGGCCTTCAATCATGATGAAACCAACTGCGCCGCCGTAAAGTCGCGACCACTTAATCGTGTCGTTCAAGCGATCCCAGATTTCCAGCTCATCGAACAGAGACTCGATTACGCCGCGCGCTTTCGGGTCAATTTCAGAGGTGATGCGCACGCCCTTGCGGGTCATGTCATCTGCAATTGCATCGACCGCTGAACCGATGATCGCCGATGAGCGGTAAGCCCATTCGATTTGCATGCGGTTGCGGCTGGTGAAATTGGCGCGATAAGTCGACGCAGCGTGCTGGTTGGGCTGCTGCATGCCAACGCGCGCCATGAAGTTATCGTAACTGTCCGTTGTAGCCTGCGGGGTACGCGCGGTGCTGCTTTGTTTGTTTCGTGCCATCGTATCCTCGTTACAGGCGCATCCAGATATCCAGTTCGCTGTTCATTGGCGCGTAGCTGATCATCGCGGAGTCAGCGAGGTTCGGCGACTTGGTGCCGTCCGGCTGCTTGTCCACGATGATTTTGCCGACACCGTTGATGGAATAGGTTGGCTGGGACAG